TATGGAATCAGGAGATATTTTTATCATTTGTTTCATTTGGAGATTAGGAGGATAGGAAAGTGAAATTTAAAAATGAAGAGTTGGGAGTGTTTGCAATACGAATAAAACAATTGCGTGAATCATTGAAGATGACGCAAAAAGAATTTTCTGAAGAAATAGGAATTACTGCTTCAGCACTCTCTTCATATGAAAAGAATTTAAAAAATCCATCTATTGCAGTAGCGAAAAAGATTGCAGAAACGTTTAATGTATCCATTGACTGGCTATGCGGATTATCTGACAAAATAAAAAATAATTATGAACCTGAAACTTATGCAGATGTTATTGATTTATTTGTAAAAGCTGAAAAATCAATATCTTTTCATGTTGAAAAACAAAAAATCACTGTAAGCGATAGTATTCTGCAATACTTTTTAGAGGATTGGGGTAAAATGCTTCCATTTATCCATAATGGAACTATAGATGATAAATTATATAAATTATGGTTAGATGATAAAAAGAAAGAATACAAGAATGTTAGTATAGAAAATGAAACTTAAATTTTGTACAACTCCCTCCTAAATCTCCTGTACAATAGAATTAGGGGATTTAGGGGGATTGTGGAATTGAATGAAATCGGTGAGCGTATGGGCGGTGGTTGAATGAATAAAAGAATTGCTAAGAAATTTGAAAAGCGGTTGTGGATTAGGTCATGCCGTGAATATCGTGAGAAGATAGAAAAGCCATATAAAGAATATCTTAGATGTTTAAAAAGACCAATGACCGAGGAAGAAAATTATTGGAATGAATTTTGGGTGGATTTGATTGGTTGAATGGATAAGCTAACTCCAAAGCAGAAAGCAAAGGTGAGGATATGAATACGTCAAATAATCTGTATGTGATATGGGACGAAAAGGAAAATAAATTTGTGTTTGAATATCGGACAGGGGCTGGAAACAAGAAAAAGGCACTGTTTAACAATCCGAAATACGCGAAAAAGGCTATAAGTGATTCATGCAAGTTTTATAACACAGATCGAAACGAGGATGAATTTAAGATTTTGAGCATTGATGAAATTATTCTTGATTGAGGTGATAGAAAGTGGCTGCCAGACTGACGGACAGGCAAAAGAAAAAAATATTGGCTGATTATGTGGAGTGTGGCAGCTATAACGAAACTGCGAAAATGAATGGAGTGTCAAGGAACACAGTCAAAAATATTGTTATGGCAGATAAAGAAAATGCCACAAAATGCCAACAAAAAAAGGAACAAAACACCCTTGATATGCTTGCATACATGGACAGCCGGAAAGAACAGGCTCAGGGTGTAATTGACGATTACCTAAAAGCATTGGCGAACCCGGAAAAGATAGAAGCGGCGAAGCTGTCAGAGATTGCAACGGCTCTGGGGATTGTGGTGGATAAGTTCACGAAGAACGCCACGGGTATGAAAAAGGGGGAGGGCATAACCATTGTCAACAATATCCCAAAATCAAATACTTCTGACTGACATAATCGCCCCATCTTTCTATTCCGTCCACTGGGACATACTGGAGGGCAAACATACATACTATGACCTTTACGGCGGCAGGGGTAGCACAAAATCATCTTTTATATCTGCGGAGATAGTATTGGGCATCATGCAAGACCCACTGGCAAATGCCATTGTGTTCCGCAAATACGGTGTGACGCTCCGGGAATCAGTATTTGAGCAGATAGATTGGGCTATCGAGAAATTAGGCGTGTCTGACTTGTGGGCTGGATACACCAACCCCATGAGATTCATCTATAAGCCCACAGGGCAGAAGATTATCTTCCGGGGGCTGGACAAGGCAAAGAAAACGAAGTCCATCAAGGTATCGCATGGATATTTCAAATACCTGTGGTTCGAGGAACTTGACGAGTTTGCCGGAAACGAGGAAATCCGTACCGTACAGCAGTCGGTATTGCGCGGTGGCGAGAAATTTATTGTATTTAAGAGTTTTAACCCGCCCATCACAAATGCAAACTGGGCGAACCAATATGTAAATGAGCAGAGGGAAAGCGCTTTGCGGCATAAGTCAGACTATACCACAGTGCCGCCGGAGTGGTTGGGACAGCAGTTTTTTGATGATGCAGAACACCTTAAGGCCACGAATCCAAAGGCTTATGAGCATGAGTATCTGGGAATCCCTGTCGGCCTGGGGACAAACATATTTGAGTTTCTGGAAATCCGGGAGATTACGGATGAAGAAATCAGGTGGATGGACAGGCTGTATGCGGGGGTAGACTGGGGATGGTATCCGGATCCTTATGCCTTTATCCTGGACTATTACAATCCAAAGGAAGAAAAGATATATCTGATTGATGAAAACCGCAGGCAAAAGACAGCAAATAAAGATACTGCAAAATGGATACTGGATAATCATGGAAATGATTTGCATGCCATGCCCTACGGGACAATCTGTGACAGCGCGGAACCAAAGTCTATCGCAGACTATAAGGATTTGGGTGTATGGAACGCAAGGGCAGCAAATAAGCCGCCAGGGAGTGTTGAGTACGGCATGAAGTGGCTGCAGGGCCGGACGATAGTCATAGACCCGAAAAGAACGCCCCATGCGCTGAAAGAAATAACGGAATATGAGTATGAGAGGGATAATGACGGGAATGTGATGTCCGGCTATCCAGACCACGACAATCATTTCGTGGATGCGCTCCGTTATAGCTTATCACCTATATTCATGCGGAGAATGTCACAGGCGTAAGCATTACATGAAGAAACTGGCTATGTGGTAAGAAGAGGATAGGGAAATGAAAATTGAAAACGAACTTGATTTGATTGGGAATCCATTTACAACAATATCTCATTCTATTGCGGTAGAAATGGGAAATTTGGCAGATGAAGCATTCTTAATTCTGTCAAGAAATGGGCGGAAGCAAATGGGCTTGATGAAGTATATCTTTTGGATTCCGATACCATGATGGAAGTGTTCAAACTAGGAATAGAATCATATCGAAGAATGTATGGAAATCTGCAAAAGCCTATGTGCAAACACATGGAGTTTAGGGATGGAAAGCAGGTTAGCGGGGAATGGAGGACTACGGAATGAACATTAGCGAACAGGTAAAGGAACTGCGAAATTTATCATTTTCATTATGGATAGATACTCCAACTGCTGTAATGGCAAAAACTGCGATGAATCAAGCCGCTGACACAATAGAATCCCTCTCCGCAAAGCTGGCAGATATGGAACGGTCAGCGGAGGATTGCGGCGGTAGGTGGATTAAAATATCTGATAGGGTTCCGACAATGGAAGAATGTCAGAAGAATGATAATCGGTTTATTTTGGACGATGGCAATAGGAGATATGGAGGTTTGTTTGACTACCAAAAACGGTGCTTTGTCCAGTTTGATTTTTGGAAAGGTCTTGTAGAGGATAAATGCGCTATTGCATGGCAACCTCTCCCGGAGCCATACCATGAGCCTTAACAAATCCATCGCCCACGGCAAAGAACGCCGCAAGCCATACCGGGGAGCGAAAAGATAGAAAGGACAGAAAAAATGACGATAAAGGAATTATACGAAGAAGCAGTTGAAAAAGGAATGGAAGATTACGAAATACGATTACAATATCAGGACGGAGGCGGTTGCTATTGTGGTTCGTGTTATTTGAGCGAAACTGAATATGATGGATTGAGAGAAGAGGTTCTTTTGTCATAAATCGAACATATAAGAACAATAAAAGGGAACTGCGGCAGGTGCAGGAGTTGGAAGAATATGAGAGGGGCGGTGAAAGAGAACTATGAGAATAGTTGTTGATAAAATGCCAACAAAAAGTTCTGAATGTTTACCTTAATCCGTGAAACTCAAACTTGTTAAATGCCTGAAAAGTCTGCGATTATGCAGTTTTGAAGAGCCAAACCAGCACCTTAAAATTCACCCATTTGGTGCGGCAAAATGGCTTAATTTTCCCACTTTTGCATTATTTTCTGGTATAATAGGGACAGCAGAAATCATAACGCGGGGGGCGGACACCAATGAAAAATATTAAGATCGAATTCACCAATGAGCGTATTATCCCGGCTTCAGGACTGGCAGTCGTAGGTGCCATCCTGGGCAAGAGCGATTTCGTAAAACGCTGCAACCGTATGGATGTCACAAAGAACCGTTCACAGCACCAGATTAAAAATGGTGACATCCTCCTTACATATATCGGTCTGCTGACTATGGGTAAACCTGCTTACGAGTCCGTCCATGAGTTTGATGATGACCAGGAGTTTTATAAGTATGCCCTTGGCATCACCAGGAGCATCCCTTCCGAGGAGACATTACGCCAGCGGATGGATGACATTGGTGCTTCCCTGCGCCCCCAGATCCTTTCCGAGAACATAGAGATGCTCAGGACAAACGGTATTGTCCCGGGGAAGCTTCCAAACGGCTATGTTCCTGTGGATATTGATGTCACGCCTTTTGACAATTCAAAAACGCAGAAACAGGGAGTCTCGCGAACTTATAAAGGCTGCGACGGGTATGCGCCCATCATGGCATATATAGGAACCGAAGGCTACCTCATCAACTGTGAGCTGCGCGAGGGGAAGCAGCACTGCCAGAAGCATACACCGGAATTTTTGCGTGAAACGATACGTTTATGCCGCGAGATCACAAATGAACCTCTCCTTGTACGCCTAGACTCCGGGAACGATGCCGCGGAAAACATCGGCATACTGATTGAAGCCGGATGCTGTTTCATCATAAAGCGGAACCTCCGCAGGGAAAGCAGGGAGGAATGGCTTTCCATGGCGGAATCCTGCAGCAAGGATGTCCAGACCCCCCGGGACGGCAAGACTGTCTATATAGGAAGCGACTGGAAGCCCGTCACATATAAAACACAATCCGGGGAAGAGAAAACCATTACCATCCGGACAGGATATGAGATTATCAACCGTACAATAGACAAGTATGGACAGTTTCTATTTCCAAATGACATCGAAGCCAACACCTGGTGGACCAACCTGGGGATGAACGACCATGAGATCATCAGCCTGTACCATGCACATGGAGAATGCGAGCAGTTCCACAGTGAAATAAAAACAGACATGGACCTGGAACGTCTGCCGTCCGGTAAATTTGACACAAATGAGCTGGTGCTGGAGCTTGCTATAATTGCATACAATATCCTGCGCATGATAGGGCAGGAGTCCATAGGCCGCCGGGGGACGGAAACCAGACACAAGGTAAGGCGCCGTCGGCTGCGCACCGTGATCGGGAACATGATCATGATGGCGGGCCATGTGACAGAGCATGCCCGCCAGCTGATCATAGGGCTGGGCCGGAGCAACGTGTGGCGCTATGCATTCCAGGGAATATATACTGCATTTGCGGATTTCTATGCATAAATAAGCCTTCATACAGAAAACTTCCTGCATATAGGGGGAGTAGTGCGCCCATTTATAGGAAGATGGATAAGATTTAGCAGTATATTTCCACATTTATGCAGATTGATTCAACATTATCAAGGTACACTTTTTACTTTTTGCCAATCTGATTGTAGATTGGCATATAAAAACAATGAGTTTCACGGATTCAGGTGTTTATATAAAAAATATTACAATCAGAATATTGACGGATGGACGTGTGGATTTTTTGATATAGATTTGTGTTGTTTGGAGCGTGGAATGGCGTGCCCATACCTATGTGAATCAAAACAATGTAATAAAAGGAAATCTGGAATAAAGCAGATTAAAAAGAAAATTCTTCCGCAGTATTTTAAAGAGGTGTGCGCCGAAAATAAACGGTTTGAACTGCGGAAAGATGAAGATGATGTGCAAGTCGGTGATGAACTTGTGCTTGAAGAATGGGATCCGGACAAAGGGTATACGGGCGAAGTTGCATTAAGACCAGTTACATACGTTCTACGGAATGTGCCAGAATACGGACTAATGGACGGGTACTGCATTATTGGATTTTGAGGGTGGCATAAATGGGTTTAATCGCATGGTTTAAGGAGAAGATAAAGATGTTATTTAAAACGGACGCTGAAAAGGCTTTCGGTGTGGAAACGTACTTGTCGCCGGAAATGGACGCTGCCATTAAGCTGTGGGGGCAGTTGGAGAGCGGCAAGCCGCCGTGGGTAAAGGACGATACCAGGACTATCCGATTTTCAAACACCGTTGCCCGGGAACTGGCTAAGCTGATTACACAGAACATTGACATTAAGGTGCAGTCAAAGTATGGAACCGGAGAAACCGCCAAGAGAATCCAGAAAGCCATTGATGATTATTTCTTGAAGAATGCCCAGCGAATTATGCAAGATGTGATTATGTTGGGCGGCTCTATGGCGAAATGGAACGGTAAAGGCATGGACTACATACCGCCGGATCGGTTTCTTGTGACTGAATTTGACAGTAATGGGGAAGTGACCGGGGCGATATTTTTCTCATACTACCAGAAAGAAAAGAAATTCTACACACGGGCAGAATGGCACAGGTTCGAGGACGGAGAACGCCGGGACAAAGCCGGGGAAATGGTATCAGTCCGCAGGTATAGAGTGTCTAACAAAGCGTTTGTTTCTGATAACCAGGACGAAATCGGCAGACCGACAGACCTAAAAAACACAAAGTGGGCTGATATTGTGCCGGAGTTTACAGCAGAAAACCTTGAAAAACCTTTGTTCGTGTACATAAAGAACCCATACAGCAACACCATAGACCCGGACAGCCCATTGGGGGTATCGTGCTTTAGCGAGTGCGTAGAGGAACTGCGCTGGCTGGATATTGCAATGTCCACGCTGGGGGTGGAAACAGAGGATTCCGAGCCAAAAATGATAATCGGTCAATCTGCGATACAGTATGCAGAAGCGAACGGAATCGAACTTCCACGAATGGTGCTCAAGACTGGACTGGACGATATGACAGACAAGCCATTTGAGCAGTGGCAGCCAACGCTACAAGTTGCGAGCCGGACAGACGGAATAAATTTCCTTCTCTCTATTATTTCTTACAAGACCGGGTTTGACTCTGGATATTTCGTCTTTAACGGTCAGACTATTTCCGTTGCTACTGCTACCCAAGTAGAAGCCACGGAACGGCGCACCATTAATACCGTTGGGGATTACCGGGACATTCTATCATGCCCTGACAGCAACGGAGACGGGCGTATAGGGGCGATTCATGACATAGCCTATATAATGGACGCTATGGCCGTTATCAACGGGGAATCGGCTCCTAGTGAGTTTGGGAACTATGAAATATATGCTGACTTTGCAGACCTCACAAGAAACGCCGAGGAAGACCGGTCAAGGGCATTGCTACTGACGGACAAGGGATTTTATCCTAAGTGGTATTATTTGGTACATAACGAAGGGTTTACAGAAGAAGCGGCGCGGGCTATTGTGGCAGAAGCCAAGAGCGAGAATGAGCCGAAAGAGGGATTGTTTGGGGAGGAGTAGAAGATGACATTACAAGAATTTGCTGATAAATTAGTGGAAGCATGGGGCGGCATTTCTGAAAGAATGGAAGAACTGGCAGAAGCATTACGAAAGGCATTTGATGAAGTCAATAGGAAAATAGAGGAACACAAGCGACTGCTGCGCCGATCACCCAAATGGTACGCCAAAGCCAACAATCCTGCTATGATTGTAAGTAGGCGTAGGGTGTATCATTGCAGGGATAAGTGTTAGAAATCACGTTTTTAATTGGAGGAATAAAAGATGGAAAAATGCACAGAAACGTATTATAAAGCAAATGACGGAACAAAGTTTGAAACCGAAGAAGAATGTGCAGCATACGAAACCGAAGAAAAACGGTATAGGGCGGCACTTGAGAAGAAAAAAGAAGCCGAAAAGGAAATTGCAGTTATTGAGTATGCAAGATTCAAGAGAAAAGGCGGATTTGCCCTGTCAACAATGGGGAGTTTTGGCGGCGGGCATGATGGAAGCTATACAAAATGCCCTCATTGTGAAGCGTACACAGGAAATTATGAAAGCGCAAATTTGGGATTGAAAGTTGATGAAGGTGTTTATAAATGTGAGAAATGCGGAAAATTTTTTTCTTACAGATAAGGTGATTTTATGAGAATCAGACGGCACATAGGGAATGTTGATATACAACTGAATACTGATAGGATTGACCGAAATATCCGCGAGGCACAAAAGCTGCTCAACATGCAAGTGGTTGCTGATTGCGACCCTCTGATACCATTTCAGCAGGGCGCACTGCGTAACAGCGTGAACTATCCGCAGGGGATATACGGCGGAGAGATTGAGTATAACACGCCGTATGCACATTATCAGTATGAGGGTATCGTATATGGCCCGAATATCCCTATACGTGACGCAGGGGGCAATATAACAGGCTGGTACTCACCACCAAGCAAGCAACCGACAGGGAGGCCGCTTACATACCACACAGCAGGAACGGGCGACCATTGGTTTGAAAAGGCGAAGCAGCAGCACAAGCAGAACTGGATAGATTTAGTCAAGAGGACAGCAGGAAAGGAGTAGGGGAATGTTTCAAGGAAGCGATTATCTAAAAATGCATATAGAGTATGTATTGAACAGCATAAAACAAGCGCAAGAAATCCAATCCGCAAGTATGAAGTTGGATGAAGCAAATTCAGAACTTAGAAGAATGAAAATAGATATTCTTAAAAATGGAACCAGAAAAGATAAAATAAATCTATTGATACAAGAGAGGTTGTTTGATTTAGAAAATGAAGAAAGGATATATGTGGAAAGTATTGAAAAACAAATTGAAAGTTTAAAGCGAAAGGAGTAGGGGAATGGATAGCGTAAGTATGAAATATGAGCGTCTTGCAAAGAAAAATTCCACCATTGGAAAAGTCATTAAGGAATGTGCTGATTATGAGGAAATTGGAACAGTAGAGGAGTTTAAAAAGTTAAAAGAGAAAAGCACACCAAAAAAACCGATAGATAATCCACTTGGTTCGCTGTATTGCGAGTGTCCTAATTGTTCATGTAGTTTGCTATTTGAGGATAACGATTTCACAAAACATAATTACTGTTCAGAGTGCGGACAGGCTATTGATTGGGGCGATAACTGATGTTGTCCCCAGACTACTTCACAAACAAAGAGGACAGACTTCTTGAACTTTACCGCCAACTGGAAAACTTTATCCTAAAAGACATCACCCGCCGCCTGCTCTCCGCCGGGGAAATGACTGCAACCGCCGACCGCCTTATCTGGAAACTGAAGCAGATGGGCGATAGCCAAGCGGCGATTGAACAGAAATTGCGGAAGTTGACGGGGCTGACACAGAAAGAACTCCGCTCCCTTCTGCAAGACGCTGTTCTGACCTCATGGGAGGACGATAGAGCGACTTTAGGGCAGTTAGGCATAGAATTATCTAATCCGCTTGAAAATGCCGCTGTAATCCGTGTTATGGACGCTGAATGGAAAAAGAGCTTAGAAAGATTGGAAAACCTCACGAACACAACCATAAACCAAGCAACACATATTGACCTTATCAATATGCTTAATGAAGCTGATTTGAGGGTGGCGGCAGGAGTGCAAAGCTATTCGGCAGCGGTGTGTGATATTTTGGATAGGTATGCCGGAAAAGGAATTGAGGTGTCATATCCAACAGGGGCAAAGCGGACGCTTGAGAGTGCTGTACGCATGGTAGTAGTCACATCTATGAATCAGACCGCAGCACAGATTACCAACCAATACATAGTCGAAGGTGGTGTGGAATATGTGCTTGTATCAGCGCATCCTAATGCAAGAACTGGAAGCAAAGGACAGCCAGCGTTTTCTTCTCATATGGACTGGCAGGGATTACCCTATAAGATAGTTGGGAGTGAGCCGGGATTTCCTAATCTGGAAGAAAAGACGGGGTATAGGATAGACCCAAAGACCGGGCAAGGGACAGTGACACACATAACCGCCCTGCATGGCGTGAATTGCAGGCACGGACACCGCCCCTGGGCGAAAGAATTGAAAAATCCGTGGAGAGATAGCGAGGGAAATCTGCTTGATGGAAACGGAAATAGGCTTGATGATGAAACGGTTAAAAAGAATTACCAGTTATCTCAGAAACAGCGTGCTATGGAGCGGAGCCTTCGGGCATGGAAACGCAAGCTGATTGTGAAAGAGCAGGAAATCGCAGGCGTGGCAGAAACGGACGTTAAGGAGATATTGCAGAGGGATTATGACCGCATGGCATATCAACTAACGCAGAAAAACAAGGCTTACAATGATTTCTGCAAACAGAACGATTTGCAGCCGCAGTATGACCGCATAAAGGTAGTTGATTTCGACAGGGAGCAGACAAAGCAAGCGAATCAGGGCGCAAGGAGATACAAAAAGGAGAAGGAAAATGAATAGAATAGTTACTTTGGAAAGTCTCGTAAGACGGATAGAGTTTGATAATAAAATGTTGGAACAACACCAGGAAAATGCTGATATGATAAGGAATCACATAGAAAGACAAAAGCAATATATTTTGGATTGCGTGTTAAAGAATTCTGATAATCCAGCGTTGAAAAACATAGTCTTATAATTGGTACAACCCCCGCCCGAATCTGTTGTAAAATTGTGGTAGGAGGTAGGGAAGATGAGCAAATGGATAAGAGAATTATCACCAAAAGATAAAAAATATGGCGACGGTTGGTGCGGAGATTTAGACAGATGCTATCGGCTTGATAGAAAATATATCGTAATGACACGTCTGATTAAGACAGATATTGGTGTTGTGGAACATTTTTGCATAAGAAACAAAGATAATACGGATATTTCTTGGTCTGAAAAGCAGAAAATCAAGAATGACATAGCAGGAAGAAAGCGAACTGCAATAGAAGTATTTCCGAGAGAGGATAGATTGATTGATGAAGCAGGAATGTATCATTTGTGGGTATTGCCTGAAAATTATGAACTTCCTTTCGGATTGCATAAGAATGACTGCAAAACCGAACCAATCGAAAGAGAGCTGATGTTAAAATGAATAGATGGGTAGAGTACAATAGCAATCCCCTTAAACGCCGTGTCGGCGATTGCGCCATTCGCGCGTGTTGCAAAGCCACAAACCGCACATGGAACGAAGTCTTTGACGCTCTGGTGCAGATTGCATACCGTCAGAAGGACGTTCTGTCGGCAAATAAGGTGTGGGGTGAATACCTGGCAGACAACGGCTATGTGCGCTATGAGCCGGACTGTCCTATGGACGTTTATAAATTCTGCTGCAACTTCCCACATGGTACATACGTTTTAGGCCTTGACGGTCATGTGGTGACGGTGGTGGACGGAAAATACTGGGACACGTGGGACAGCGGCGGTAAGAATGTGATTTATTTTTGGGAGAGGGGATAGACTATGACAATAAGAGAAGGGGCAATATTGACAGCATATACAGGAGTCAATTTATGCAAAGATTTTTCAAAAGCACATGAGTACATAGAGGAAATTATGGGAAGACCTGTTTTTACGCATGAACTTCCGGCTCTTGCTGAAGAAATAAAGAAGAAATCCGAAAGCGATTTTATGAAAATTATAGGAGAACAAAGTTAAGAATTGCAACCCCTCCCTAAAATTGCTATAATGAGGGAAATACAGAGCGGAGGTTTGGTTTATGTGTGAACACTGTTGTTGTTGGGATTCAAAAATTAGGGCGTGTATGCTTCATAATACAGTTCCGGGAGGTTGCAAAGATTTTCAAGACAAATTTAGCTGTGTGGATGCCGGAAAAGAAGAAAAAGAAAATTATATGCTCAATTTATTGAAAGGTGCTATACAGTCAAAATAGGGAGGTTCGGGAATGGAAAATAGGGATAATGTGAAGGAAAAAGAAGATAAAGATGTGTTCGTATTAGAGCTTCTTTCAGAGATTAAAAGACAGTCCAAGCGTTGGATGATTGCTTTCTTTATTGTGTTGACTTTATGGGCGGCTACGATTGGCGGATTTGTTGTATTCTTAAGTCAATATGAATTTGAGAGTTACACGCAGGACGGAAACGGATATAACAATATAAACACAGGAGAGCAAGGAGATGTCATAAATGGGACAGACATACCGAAAGGCGACCAAGAAGAACGGTAAAGCAAAGGGAGTAGCAAGAAAGAAGAAAAAGAAGTAGGTGGAACATTCTTGAAGATATGCGATTTTACCAGAAAGGAAATAGAATACTGCATAAGTGAATGTAATTTTACAGAGCCAGAAGAAGCGTTATTTTATATGAGATGCAAAGATGTTCCGCTCGAACACTGTGCAGAACAAATGAATATAAGCATATCTACTGTAAAAAGATTGAGCCGCAGGATGATGAATAAAATATTTAAGGTAAGCAATTTTTAGGGCGTTTCGGTTTGAAACGTCTTTTTTTGTAATAAATGGAAAATGGTATTGACAAATGGTTACACCAACTGTAAAATAATATGTGTAACCAATAAGAAAGGAGGTATCATATTGGGAAATGAAAAGCCCGGTAAGAGAACGGACGATCCTAAAATTTTTCAAACAAGAATAAGGATGTCAGAGGAAGATTTGATGTATCTTGAGTATTGTGTTGAAAAAACAGGGAGACCGAAAGCAGAAATTATTCGGGATGGAATTAAAAAAGTTTATTGGGAACTAAAAGAAAAGGAGTAATCATACATACTTGGCGGTAGCTGATTACTCCAAAATCACACACACCAAAAGGAGTATGCACAATCATTGTATCTTCTTTTGGTGTGATTGTCAAACACCGAAAGGAGATTTTTTATGCAGAAATTCTATAAAAACTCAATTATCTTTATGCTGGCAAGCATCAGCGATGAGAAATTTCTAAACCAGATACGCACACTGTTAAAACTGCATATACAGAAGAAGGGGGCGGCGGCATGAACTATAAGGAGAAGATCATAGAGTTGTTACAGAAAATTGACAACGCACGATTTCTTAAGGCTATCTACATTTCTGTCAGTGATTATGTGAAGGAAAGCGAGGAAACAGCATGAATAATATTCAAATTTTTAACAATCCAGAATTTGGGGAGATTCGCACAATTATTATTGAAAATGAACCGTGGTTCGTTTCAAAAGACATATCGGACAAGTTAGGATATGCGAAACCTGCCAACATGGTAAAGTTGGTAGATGATGACGACAAGCGAAATGTGCGGAGCTCCGATTTGGATCCCAGCTCAAAAGGAACGGTTTATCAGGTCAGCATGATAAATGAAAGCGGCTTGTATGCGGCTATCTTTGGAAGTAAGCAGGAGAACGCAAAGAAGTTTAAGAAGTGGGTAACGTCCGAGGTTCTCCCCTCTATCCGCAAAACGGGCGCATACGGACAAGCAAGACTTCCCATGACAATCCCCGAACAGATTCAGCTTATCGCACAGGGATACGGAGAACTTCACGAGGAAGTACAGACCATCAAGAAAGATTTGGAAGACTTCAAAAACGATATGCCAATCCTCGGCGTGGAGGAATCCAAAATCACAAATGCCGTAAAGAAAAAGGGCGTGGAGTGTTTAGGAGGAAAAGAAAGCAACGCATACAACGACAAGAGCCTTAGAGGGCGGCTGTATTCTGATTTACACAGGCAGTTACGGCGTGAGTTCGGCGTAAGTACATACAAGGCAATTAAGCGCAATCAGACCGACACAGCGGTATCTATCATCAAGTGCTATGCGCCGCCGCTTGTACTGGCTGAAACAATAGAAACCGTAAACGCACAGCAGACATTGGCAATGTGACACTTTTATGATACTTTTGAGAAACTTTTTAGAGACTTTGATGAACTGTCAGAGTCTCTTTTTTTATGCCAAAATATAATCATGAACACGGAAATGCTTTTCAATTTGTGGGGCTTCTGCCCCAATTATAAAAGCGCAAGTGACGGTATTATGCTTGACATGCTACTAAAATCCATGGAGGAATCGGAAAATGCCATTAACAATGAATCCAGCGTTAAATCAGCAGATGGCGCAGTTAGAAAGGGAATACGAACAGCGCAAGGCAAACATTATGCAGAGCTTTTATAATCATCCACAAGGCGGTAGTTGGGGACAGCAGAGCGCACCGGCACCCATGCAAAATGTAGACTGGATTAGAGTGTCTGGCATTGACGGAGCAAAAAACCAGATTGTACAGCCGGGACAAACCGTTTGGATGATGGATAACAATGAGCCATATTTCTATGTAAAATCCGCTGATAATGTCGGTAGCTGTACTTTCCGCATATTTCAATTTGCAGAAGTGCAGGAGGTTGCGCCCGAACAGCCGGAGCAACCACAAATAGACCTCTCTCAATACGTCCAGAGGGGCGAATTTGAGCAGTTAAAGGCACTGATTGAACAATTAACCAATGCACAAGAAAAACAGACTGTAAAGGCGAATAAGGAGGTTGTGAGCAATGGCGAATCCATTAATGGGAATGATGGGAAGCAAACAGGCACGGGGCGGACTTCCGGCGCAAGGGGGAAATAAATTCTCCCAGATGATGAATGAATTTAAACGGTTCCGGCAGGAAATGCAGGGCGTGAACCCGCAGGATAAAATAAATGAGCTTTTGCGTTCCGGCAAGGTCAATCAACAGCAGATTGAACAGGCTAACCAAATGGCGCAGATGGCACAGGGATTGTTTAAAGGCATGTTTTAAATCGCTACATAACCGCTTGGCGGTTTTGTAAATAAATCACATATGGAGGTATATGTTACATGAATTCGGACGGATTATCAGCTTCTGACGTTGCTCTGTTAAGCGGCAACAACGGAAACAACAACGGCTGGGGTGGAGACTGGATGGGAATGCTTGCGCTTTTCTTCCTGTTCTCCATGTTCGGCTGGGGCGGCTTCGGCGGCTGGGGCGGTGGCTTCGGCGGTAATGGTGCTGGCGGCGCAATAATGGGATTTGCTACACAGGCAGACTTGCAGAGAGGATTTGACACGCAGACCATTGTCGGCAAGCTGGACGGCATTACCAATGGAATTTGCGACAGCACTACGGCTGTTCTTGGTGCCGTTAATGGTGTCGGTACGACCGTAATGCAGGGATTCCAGCAGGCAGAGATTTCCAGGTGTCACGACCAGGCGGCAATCATGCAGCAGCTTATGACGATGATGTTCAACGCGCAGCAGTGCTGCTGTGATGTTCGTGGGGATATCAAAGACCTGATGTATGCAGGGGCAAAGAATACCTGTGACGTTATCCAGTCTACCCACAACGACACAGACAGAGTGATTGCAAGGCTTGACCAGATGGAAGCGAACCGGCAGGCAGAGCGGATCCATGCGCTCGAACTGGAAAACCAGAAACTTTCCTTTGCGGCAAGCCAGCAGGCACAGAACGCATTCATTACCGCTAATCAGGAAGCGCAGACCGCGGAGCTTATCCGCAGACTTGGCAAGGATTACCCGGTCAATGCCGTGGTGGTTCAGCCTAACACGCCCGTATCCTTCCCGACAAACTGCTGCGGACAGTTCAACGGCGGCGGTTGGGGGAACGGCTGTAATGGTTGCGGCAACTGCTAAAAACTGAAAAATGAGTATCTTTTCCGTGAAACATCGGAAATGTTCGGCATGAGCCGTTATTACAACGTGGGAGGGCAGAACATTGATTCTGTCCTTTTGCGATTAACTGGACATTGACAACTGAATATAGTCGGTAGTTTGTGGGTTTCTGATAACCTTAAAATGGTACATTTCAATTATTATTCCATGAGATAATATTGTCATGGAGGTGGATAGGGAAATGAAAGATAAAGAAAGAATTTTAATGACCATTGTAACAAGGGTTATTCCGGGAATTGCATACGGATTAAGGAGCGAAAAAGACAGTTACATAGAACCATGTATGATGCGACCCGAAAAATTAAAACATGGCGATTTGGTGTTTGCAAATACAAGCATTTACCCTAATGATTTTGTTGTTGGGTTTGTTAATGAGGTCAAAGATGATTGCGTAGTTATTAGGGAAATCGGGAGTGAACGCCTATGCAATTATTACAACGAGAGTTTTACTAAGATAAACAAAAAATATCTTGGATATGAAATCTTGGAGGGAATACAATATAAAATATATCAAAAAGTATTAAAAGCATTTGAGTATACAAGATATTATACAAGGTTTAAATCAATATCTTTTGATGAAAATATATGTACTGTGCAAGCGAGAGAAGCATTTAAGAACGATGTGCTTTTTGAAGTTTCGTTTAAGTATAACAGCAAAACCACTATAAAGAGTATAAGGAAACTGCTTGAAGAAAAGGACAATCAAAATTAGAAATTCAGAAACTACCGACTATAAACAGTTGGTAGTTTTTTATTTGGAGGAAAATAACATGGCAGAATATACAGGAATTGCCTTGCAGACCGTAGAAGCAGGGCAGAATGTTGTATTTACCGAAACCCCCGTGTGCGGCTCAAACTGCATACAGCACAGAGAGGGGAGCGGAGTTGTAAAGTTAAGAGGACTTACCAATAACTGCAAGGCAAGATTTCTTGTCAGCTTTTCGGGAAACATCCAGATTCCGACAGGCGGCACGGTAGAAGCTATTTCCGTGGCAATTGCAGTTGACGGAGAGCCTTTGCAGTCCACCCGTATGATTGTAACCCCGGCGGCTTTGGAAAATTTCTTCAACGTGTCCGCACAAGCGTACATAGACGTGCCGAGAGGGTGCTGTGCAACCGTGGCAGTCGAGAACACGTCCACGCAGGCGATTCAGGTGCAGAACGCTAACCTGATTGCAGTAAGGGAGGGTTAAGTTATGCATAAATTGAGAGAAAACGCAGAAAAAGAGTTAAAAGCGATTGAGGAAAAGGGATTGACTTCTTCCAATCTTGACAACGCCTATAAGCTGGTGGAGATTATGAAAGGCGTGGATAAAATTGAGATGATGCAGGACGGCGGCGGTTATTCCAGGGACGGCTACAGCCGGGATATGGAGGATTACAGCCGTGACCGTGGCGGATATTCCCGTAATGGTGATTACAGCCGGGAGGGGAACTACTCCAACGATTACGATAATGGCAATTCTTACCGCCGGGGACGGAATCAGCGAAACGGACAGTATATGCACCGCCCGAACTATTCCCGCCTTTCTGGTGATGATACGGACATGGACGAGTACCGTAGCCGGAAGATGGAATATTCCAACAGCCGGGACGAAGGGAGCAAGGGGCGTATGCTTGACGCATTAGAAGACTTCATGTGTGGTGTATCGTCTATGGTAAAGCAGATTTGTCGCGATGCCGATTGCAGGGAAGAAAGGGAAATTGTCAAAAAATACGCGAGAGAAATTGCAGAGATGTAATATTGCAAGGGGCGGCAGTGATGCCGCTCTTTTGCTTTAATTTGGTACAAATAATTTTAAAAAGTATGCTACAATGTACTTGTCCGGTAGATAGAAACCGGATAACGATCAGTTTGCCGCATGAGCGGTGGGAACGCACACCGATTGACGGGCGAGTGCATGATTGCGAGTTAGGGTTCATTTGGAGTTTTAGCAATCAAAAATAAAAAGGAGGATACGGCCATGAAGAAGCGATGTTACAACCATGCTAACGTGATGGAAAATTTTGAGATCTGATCCGGCTGCGGCTCGTGGAGAATGAATCGCCAAACGTGGCATCATGCGAGATGAATCGCGGCTTTAAGAACACGTTAAACTATGTAA